CTACGAGTGCTTCCCCCGCTGCTGGTACAACGAGGGCTTCATGACGAAGGAAGACTTCAACCACATCAAGGAATACACAGAGATGTGTGACAAACACTCTCAGGAAGCCGTGGACGACTACATGGAACTGCACGACGACCTCGACGACTTTGATGAAGCCTACTGCGGCGAATGGGATAGCGAAGAAGACTTCGCCCGCCATATCGTCGAGGAGTGCTACGACCTCGAAAGGACAATGGGCAATCTCGCTCAATACTTCGACTACGCAGCCCTCGGACGCGAGCTGTTCATGTGGGATTACTCAATGGGCGCGAACGGTCACGTGTTCCGCCGCATCTGACCCCGAACCTCCCTCTCTCCATCAAGAGCTTTTCCGCAAAGGAAAGGCTCTTTATCATACAATAACGGCTCCCATTTTTATGAGAGCCGTATGATTAAGTCGTTAGTCTTTATCCCAATCCCAATTATGGTCTGTGATACCGAAATAAATCTTAACATCGGCATCTATAGGCAATTTCGGAACTAAAATAGCATATCGGGATATAATTGCTTGATCCATATTTTCGCCATCGTTAATATCTCCACTTACCCCCAAATTGATACACCAATAATAGGTGTTTTCTACCATATTCCTATAATACCTATTGGTTACACTGACTGTATTATAGTCGTTAATTTGATAGCATAATAAAAGCGTATTTTCCTTGAAATCGATTTTATAGTAACTCTCTGGAAATCCAAGAGGATCATTAGGTATTTCTTCTACTGAATTTACCACAAACTGCTTATTGAACCAAGGCTTTACTTTGTCCTTAAATTCTGTATCCGACATACTGAATATAACATTGCCGGGAATAAATTGCTCACGTATAGGCAGATTGACCTCCGTTGGAGGTTCATTATTATTGTTGCAGGCAGTGAGACAAAAGCTCAATGCAATTAGGATAAGACTTAAATATTTCATGTTAAGAGTTTTTCAATGTGATAATAACGCTGTAGCTACCGGTTTTATTGTCTTTTCCACCCCCTTTTTATAGCGGTAAGTTTGCGGTGTAAAACATCGCAACTATGCCCAAAACTGCTTACAACATATCTCTCAAAGGCTACGTCGGAGGCTGCGACTTCGACCGCAACACCGTGGACCGCGAACTTGCCAAGAATGACGGCAAGCAGGTGAACGTGCTGATCGACTCCCTCGGCGGCTCACTCGCCACCGGCTTGTCTATATCCGCCGCCTTCAAGAACCACGGCAATGTCAATGTGCATTTCGTCGGACTCAACGCCTCCGCCGCAACCATCGCTTCGCTTGGCGCGGCTCACATCTCCATTGACGCAGGGGCAATGTATCTCGTCCACAAATGCTCGATGGCTTTCTTCGAGTGGGGCAGTCTCAACTCCGACCAATTCGCCACGCTCATTGCCGACTGCGAGAAAATCAAAGCCGACCTTGACAAGCTCGACCTTAACTGCGCCCAACTCTACGCCAACCGCTGCAAGCGCAAGACCGAAGACCTGCTCGCCCTTATGAAGACCGGCGGCTGGCTATCTCCCAAAGAAGCACTCGAATGGGGCTTTGTCGATGAAATCACTGACCTTGCCGAGGACACAGCCCCCAAACTTACCGACGCTCTCGCTTCGGCGATGGCTAACGCCGGTATGCCGATACCCAACATCCCCCTTGCCGAGTCTGACCGCGAGAGTCCGTTCGGCAAGTTCCTCACCGCCCTTACATCGCTATTCACCTCCAAATCCAATACACCAATGCCCACCGAAAATCCCGCAACCACGCCCAAGACCTACTCCGAGGAGGAGTACAACGCGCTCTCAGCACAACTCGACGCGCAGAAGAACCTCGTCGCAGAACGCGACTTGAAGATTGCCGAACTTGAAGCAAAGCTCGACAAGAAACCGGCGGTAGCCTCCAAGCAGGTTGTCGAGGACAAGAAGCCTTCCGACAACTCCGACAATCCCGGCGAAACCGACTACGACCGCTTCTGCGCCACGGTCAATGCCGCCCGCGACCTCTACAACGAGGTCTGATTCCCTCACTTCATCACCTTTCACTCTGACTTAACACCAATCCCACAATGGCAGGAAAATTCAAATTCACCCCGGAAGACTACCAACAGGCGGCTATCAAATACCGTAGCGAACTGCTTTATCTTCCTATCTTCGGTATCAACGATACCTTGCAGCACATGACGGGTCGCCCCGGCATACGCTATGCCGAGCGTGTGGGCACTATCTCGGCTGACGCCCAGTTCGCCCCCTACAACCCGTCACGCGAAGAAGACATCGACCTCCAACTCGACTTCCGCGAGCTGAAGACCTACTTTGGCTCGGTCGTAGCAAACTTCGAGCCTAACACCGCTATCTCTACGCTCTTAGGCACCGGCTCAACCAAAGGCGACGGTCAGATGACCACCCCAACGGCTCGCCACGTCCTCGCCCTTATCGCCAAAGGTCTCTCCAAGCATCTCAACGATGCGGTGTGGAGCGGCAAGCGCAACGCAGCCGGCAATACCACCAAAGACCTTTTCGACGGCTTCGACACCATCACCTCTCAGGAAATCGCCGCCGGCGAAATCTCCGAGGCAAAGGACAACTATGTGAAACTCGCCGACACCATCAACCCGGCTAACGTGGTCGACATCCTCAAGCAGATCATGTTCGAGATGGACCCGCACCTGCGAGCCACCGACTGCAACATCTACTGTTCGCAGCAGCTTGTGGACATCTACAACGAGGGCTATCAGCTGACCCACGGAACACTGCCGTACAACACCCAGTACGGACAGAATGCCGTCGAGGGATCCAACGGCAAGCTGCATTTCGTTCCGCTGTTCAACAAGGCTGACTCCGGCTTTATCCACATCGCCCCCAAGAGCAACATGCTCGTCGGCTATGACCAGATGGGCGACGTGGAGAACGTAATGGTCAAGGAATACAAGCCCTTCGTGCTGTCCTACATCGCCACTATGTTCTTCGGCTGTCAGTTCGAGACGCTGCACAGCTCGCGCCTCAAAGTCGTTGAACTCGCCGACAAGCCTTTCTCTTTCGGCAAGTAATAACCCGTAATCCCATTCCGCAATATGGCTACCTCTAAATGTACCTCAATTCAGAAATCCCTCGGGTGGTGTCAAGGCACCCCCGAGTTGCCGGGTGTGAAACGCCGCATCTACTATCTCGCAAAGAGCATGATCGTGGCGTTCCCCCAACTCCCTCGTGATGAACTCGGTCGCCCCACGTCGGCTATTCTCAACGGCTCGTTCACACTCGCTGCCGATGCCAAGTGGCGTTACATCGACATCCTCCCCGACAAGTCGCAGCTGACCTCGGAGGCTCAAGGTGAACTCCCAAGCCAAACCCAGTTAAACAAGTTAACTGCCGTTCACCCCGGCGTCGGTGCTGACGCTTCGGCTGCCGCCGCTTACATCAACAATACCGACAACGTGTTTGTCGTGGAGGATATGAAAGGTAACTTTCGCGTTCTCGGCAACGACAAGTGGAGCACAAAGGCGACTGTCGCACAAGACCTCGGTCAGGGTGCCACCGGCACCACCTCTACCACTATCAACGTGGAGGCTACCGACGAAGTGCCCGCGCCCTTCTATGTCGGTACGCTCGAAACCGAGGACGGCGACATCGACTGCAAGAAAGCAGCCTAAACCTCGCTCGCTATGATACAGAGACGTGCCAGGGAGGGGGCAATAGCGTTGGACGACGTGTTGAAAGACATCGATGTGCCTTCGCTCGAAGTTCCCGACCTCGACACTTCTTCTTTTTCCCGTAACGAAAGTAAAGACCTTTTCGCCGAGAAAAAACGTGCGGCGTGGAAAGATGTGCAACAGACGGAAGCCCGTTGCGACTTCGCCCCTAACAAGGTGCGAATTTCCTACCGCAATCCCGCTTTCGGCATTATCTCACTATGGAAGAAGTCGCTCTATGGCCGGACTCTGACCGACATTAAGAGCGACCCTGATATGATTGAGAAGTTTGCCGATGGGATGAACACCCTTATCCGGCAAATTCTCGGTCATTCGCTTGCCACCGGCGACTGGTGCATCGTTACCTCACCAAAACGCCGTCATAAGGAGCATAACTTCGCTTCGCTCATTTCTGCCCGGCTCGCTGCACTCTTAGGCGTAAACTTCTACGAAGATCTCGCCGAGTGCCACTCGAAACATCGTGTAGGCGCGGTGTTCACTTTCGGAGCGGAGCCACCGAAAGAACGTAACATCATCGTTTTTGACGACTTCGTTACCACCGGCGCAACGATGATTTCAATGCGCGACCTGCTCCAACCTCTCGGATATAACCTCGTATTCTTCACAGGTATAAACAATAAACTGTAATGGACCACAAATTCACTGAACAAATAAGGCAGTGGCTTGAAACCCCGGAAGCCGAGCGCGACTACACCGTTGGCGCTCTTTACCTTTTGAAACTTTCGGGCAATCAGATTATGTACCGTAACATAATCTCACAGATTGACCGCCGACACGACTTCGTGGAGTATCAGCTTCAAAAGTACCTTAACTTCCGACTCCAAGCACTGACCCACGAACAGGTGCAGCAAATGGATAAGGAGGTGGAGCAAATCGTGGCTGAGCATATACCTCTCGCCGCCTCCGCCGACGAGAACCCTGCTAAGGGTAAGCGTGCTGACCACGATACTCTCCCTGATGAAATCAAGGCGAAATACGTTGAGAACCTTTCGCTACTTCAACGTATGCGCGAACTGCACCTGCGGCTTCGCTCGCTTTCGCTTGAAAACTCCACCTGCCCGGACTCCGAGCGATACCCCTTCCTGAAGGAGTTAATCGCTCTTGACAAGAAGTTACACGCCAACTGGGAGGCTTACGACCACTACGTTGCTCCCGACCCCGAAGCCAAACCCACGCGCAAACGCGCTGCCGCCGGTAGCAACTCCAAGAAGTCTGCATCATCGTGAAACGCTTTCGTAGAAAGAAATGAAGCGCACTGCCGACATCGACCAAATCCTCCGACCATTGAAAGAGACGCCGTTTCAGGCTTACCTTTCAAATGCCGTGCAGGTTGCCGACATTCTCGAATGGATTTTAAGCCAAGTAGGAGTTGCCGAGGTGTGGCAGACTTCTTTCTCCATTTCCGAGGAATTTTTGCGCCGCTTATTCTTCATCACAAAGGATAAGCGCGTGTCGCGCATCAATCTTGTACTCGACCATAAGGCGACCAACAAGACGCTCAAACTGTGGGCGTTCATCACCCAAGTTATTGAGCGGACATATCTTGCCGATAATCACAGCAAGATTTTGTTGGTACGCTCCGAAAAAGGCGATACGGTCAGCGTCATTACTTCGCAGAACCTTACTCGCGGCAACCGCCACGAGTCTGCCTTTATCTCTACAGCCCCCGCTATCTTCGACCGGCTCCACGAGCAGGTCAACGATTTAATCACTAATCACTCCGTACCGCTCCATGACCTATTCAGACAACGACTTGCAGCAGATTGAAAAGTTTGCCTCAATCTACCTCAAAATATCCGATATGGCGGTCATTCTCGATATTCCGGCTGATGTGCTGCGCTCTGATATTGCCGACCGCTCAACCGATGTGTCGAAAGCCTACCGACGCGGCAAAGCCGCTTCTAAGGTCAAACTTCATTCCCAGGAAATGATGTTGGCGCAGGTAGGCTCGCCGCTCGCTATCGAGAACGTCCACCGAAATCTCCTTGATATGGAGGACGACGAGTAATGAGTTATCCCAACGCCATAGAAGTTTGCCGTGCCGAACTCTTTACCAAAGAGGTAGAGTTACGCGAGCGTTATCCACAAGCACTTGTGGATAAGGTGCTTCGTGTGCGTGAAATGTATAACTGGTTCATCGCAAATCCCGACGGCACCGACCGCGAATTTGTCGCCGAGGTCTGCCAACGGCACGGCATACACCGCACTACGGCATATTCCGACCTCGCCGTTGTCAAGTCGTTGCTACCTATGCTCGGAAGCGCATCACGCGACTTCCACCGTTGGCGCACCAACGAAATGCTTATCGCCACTTACAAAATGGCGGAGAAGCGCAAGGACAGCAAGACTATGGAACGCGCCGCTACCGCCTACGGTAAGCTAAACCGCGTTGACCTCGAAGATGAACAGGCTATACCGCTCGACCAAATCCTCGTGCAACCGTTCACGGCTACCGATGACCCGCGCGTTCTCGGCATCGAACCTATCCCCAACATCAACGAGAAAATCTCGGCGATGATTGAGAAGTACCGCCGTGAGACTATTGACATCGAGGACGTGGAATTTGAGGAATACGACCTCGAATTTGATACTCTTTTTCCTGACCCGAAACAAGACACCGACAATGGCGAAGAAAGTTTACTTTAACAAGCCCCAACGCCTTACGCAGCTTATCGGTGCCAACACAACCGTTATCGTCGCAGGGCGACGCACCGGCAAGACGGACAGCATCGCTGCTCCGTTTGTGCTTCGCAATATGCAGCGTATGCCCGGCTCGACTGGTGGTATCGTCGTGCCGACTTTCAAACACGGACTCACAAACACCATTCCGGGTTTGCTCGCCGCGTGGAAACGCTGGGGCTTCATCGAGGGCATACACTACGTTGTCGGTAAGAAACCGCCAAAGACTTTCAAGCAACCCATCATCGACCCGAAAGATTATGAACACGTCATAACTTTCTACAACGGCTCCGTCGCGGTCATTATCTCTCAGGACCGCCCCGGCTCGTCCAACTCGCTCACCCTCTCGTGGCTCCTTGTCGATGAAGCCAAGTTTATTGACTACGCCAAACTCAAAGATGAAACGCTCCCTGCCAACGGCGGCATTAAGTCATATTTCGGCAAACACTCCTACAATCACTCTATTATGATTTTGAGTGATATGCCGCAAACGCAGAAAGGCTCGTGGTTCTTGCACTACCGCGACAAAATGGACGTGGAACTTATCAGGACTATTGAGGCTACGGTGTATGTGATATGGCGCACCAAAGAGCGCATCCGCGCTCTTAACGCTAAAGGCGAGTCTGTGCCTCCATATCTCAAAGGCTACCTCCGTCGCCTTGACCGAGACCTCAATAAGATGCGCTCCGTCGCGGTCTATTACCGCGAATATTCCTCTATTGAAAACTTGCAGCTTCTCGGCGAGAACTACATTAAGCAGATGAAGCGCGACCTTACGCCTTTGACCTTCCAAACCTCTATCCTGTGTCAGAGGATCGGAATTGCAAAGGACGGTTTTTATTCCTCGATGCGCGAGGGGCATAAATACGATGCCAACGATAATCAATACCTCGACACCCTCGGCTATGATTATGACTTCGCCACGCTCGACGCGCGAGCGGACGCAGACGTTGACCCGGACGCGCCTATCTGCATCGGTATGGACTACAACGCCAACATTAACTGGATTGTCGCCGGTCAGCCGCGCGACCGCCGCCTCAATATCATAAAATCTTTTTACGTCAAATTCGAGCGCAAGATACCTGCGCTCATTGACGATTTTTGCCGTTACTATTCAGGACACCGCAACAAGACCGTCGTGTTCTACTTTGATGCAACCGCCCTCGGCTCAAACTATGCCGTAAACGACCAAGACTTCCGATGGTGGGTAATCCACGAGTTCGAGCGGCACGGTTGGAGGGTTGAAGCCATCTATCTCGGAAACCCAATGCCGCACGATGAAAAGTACCTGCTCATCAATCAGGCTTTCGCAGGTAAGCAACGCCTCGTGCCGTTCTTCAACCGCTCCAACAACGAAGACCTTATCCTCGCTATCCAGTCAGCCGGTGTCAGCCGAGGACGCAACGGCTTCCATAAAGATAAGTCCGGCGAAAAGCTCGCGGAGTCAGAAGAAGACCTCCTCGAACACCGCACCGACGGCTCCGACGCTTTCGATACCCTCTACATCGGCTGTGAAAAATTCCCTTACCGCGATACATTTGCCCTCAGTATGAGCGGAGTATTATAGAGTAAATTTCAAATATTATCGCTAATTTTGCTTCTGAAATTTTGAAAAAGTTATCCTTGTTGGTTTAGGAAACGGGAAGTTATGTGTCTTACTAATGTATGGCGAACAAAAACAACATAGAAAAGCTTTTCAAAGCACATTATCAGCAGATGTACCGACTGGCCAAGGCACTTCTGCGTGACGATGATTCGGCGCGCGACATCGTCCATGATGTGTTTGAGTCGCTTCTCTATTCTAAAGACGACGTGAAATTCTCTTTGACGTATTTGTTATCATCGGTTCGC